CCGAAGTGCTACGCGTCATTGACGGGGACAGCCTGTCTTTAAACGTCCGGTTGGGATTAGACGTGTCCCTTAAAATGAGTGTTCGCTTGTACGGTATCGACACTGCGGAGACACGCAGGGTACGTGGAGGCAATGACGATTTAAAAGCTTTGGGCCTTTTCGCCAAATACTTCGTCAAAGAGTTACTGCCTGTCGGCACAGAAGTGACCATTCAAACAAAATTGGACGGCAAAGGTAAGTTTGGCCGGGTTCTGGCCACTATCTTGATTGACGGCGATGAAGATTCGTTAAACGACTTCATGGTGGCGCAACGACTAGCCATCCCGTATCACGGGCAGAGCAAATCTTTAGTTCTTGAGCAACATAAAATGTGTGTAGCTCACCATAAAAAACTTGGAAATATCTAGGAGAATCAAATGGATACGACCAAATGGAAATCCACTTTGTTACCTCGGGACGTGTACGAAGAACTGGTGGTCATTGCCCGCGTTGAAGGCCGCACAATTAGCGGACAACTGCGTTACATCCACGAGCAGTGGAAGATGCAAAACCTGTCCAACCGTGATCAAGAGTACATTTCTGAGCAGGTGGACACGTTCAAGAAAGAGAACGACATTCCCCTGAGTTCCAAGAGCTTCAGCATATGACCATCCAGCAAGAGTTCGATAAGGCCCTGAAAAAGTTTGAGCAGGACTTTGAGAACGGTACGGTGTCCAAGGACCAGTTCGATAAACTAGAAGTCTGGCAACAATTGCTCCAAGCTAAGGGTGAAGCGGAGCGAGAACACGATGCAAAAGACATTACGCGAAATGGTTAGAGACGCCACGCACGATCTGGATGACGTGCTGATTTCCCTGCAAGCCGGACAGCAAACCGCCAACCGTCTCAAACAGCCCGTAGCCGTACAAAAAGACCTGTCCATTGCGCTCTTGTCAGAGGCGACCATGGAGGTCCTTGAAATCATCCGACCTGAGTGATAGGTTGGCCGTCTGCGGTGCTTCTCATGGGTTACCGCAGGACTCCTTAGAGTAGAGTATTAGGGATTAACCATAGTTTTCTCCCAAAGTGAACGATAGTCCTAATCCCGACCCGGCCCCAGAGCCGGGTTTTTTTTGCGCGGCGTTTGTATATATGTTAGTTTATGAGAACCATCGTACATCGCTATAGGAGGACGTGATGGCTAAAAAACGAGCAAGAAATAAATCCGGGCAATTCGTGGCAGACAATCCCGACACCCCCGAAAATGAAGCTTGGGTTACCGTAAGCGGTGTTGAGGCATCAGGGTCCACGGACAACGAAGCAGAGGCCGAACCCGAAAAACCAAAATTAATGGGTCCAACTGGATACGTCGTCATATTTTTTGCTTTGCTCATCATGACCCTCGCTGGGATCAGCGCGTGAAGGCAATGTTGAAGCGGGCCTTTGTTTATTTCGTTGATTTGATTGACGCTCTATCCATGGCAATCAACGCTCTGCTCGGCGGTAACCCCGCCGAAACCCTATCCAGCCGTGCTTTTAGAACAGATACGGTTTTTTGGAATATTTTCCGCAGAACGCTGGATTTAGTTCTGACGCCGCGGGCAGACAATTACTGCTGTAAGTCATACAATCGTTGCCTAGAAAGGTCAAAAGCCTTATTAGGCAATAGGTTTAGATGAGCGATAAGAAGTTAGTAAACACTAACGAACGGCGGCAAATTGCCCAGCTAGTGGAAGACGACCCCGCTTTTCTTGACTTCGTTCTAAACGAAGCAAGCAACGGCGTCTGGATGGGGGACAATTTAAGCCGAAATATGATGAGTGTCCTGTCCGCAGAAACAGAACAAGAGTTCTTTGCGGGCTTATGTCATATGGGCTTTGAAGCTTATACCGATTACCTAATGGAGATACGCGAGCATTATCTGTCCTCGGACCACGCATCATGCCTTCATTAACACGTGGCGAGTGGATAACACTAACCATATTTCTGTTGGCGTTATCTTTGAACGGGCTGTTAATAAACGATGCCGTCCAACGTAGCCTTGGCTTGTGCGGCGACGGCTTCGCCCAAACCCCTTGTGAGGAAGAAGTAGAGGAGGTGGAACATGAGTGACCGAATAGGACAACTGTTCATCAGCGCCGCTGTCATCGTCGCCGGGATGCTTATCACGCTCTGCGTGGGAGTTCTATTGATTCTCTGACCACGGGCCTTTACCCATGCACTTTGATCAAATTCCGGAACACCTGTTTGCCCTCGGCATCGTCGCCGTCCTAGCCCTTTACTACGGTTTTTTTGTCCCTTGACATATGCGAGTAAAGTGTTGTAAGCTCTCCTTGTTCCACGTGGAACACCACACTTTTACTTTGGGAGAACTTAACGAATGGCAAAAAAAGATGAATTTAGCATTGAGGTAAGCAAAGAAGTTTTTGAGAAAGTCATAGCTGACTTAGGGCTTCTTTATAGCGAGCCTTGGGATCTCTTCAAAACAGATGACGGCTACGTGTTCAATGACTATTGGTATGATGACGCTATCGGCCTTGCTTACGCAAAACGATTTAATGGTTATGACGATGTCCCGGACGATGATCCAAATTCAAAGCCGCGATACTTCATAACTGAATACGCCGCGAAAAAAGCGGGCATAGAACAAAAGTAACTTCTACCGCCGCCCTCCGGGGCGGCTTTTTTATGGAGAAAATAATGGAAGCCACCGTACTGCTCAAAGTCCTTGAAGAAACCGACAGGTGCACCCTGTCATTCGACATGGACGACTTCAATTTTTTGGTGCATACCAGCACCACCGCTTTTTTCTGGGAGAAACCGCTTCGTTTTGAGGTCTTGCGGTCCTCCGAAGGTTTGAAGGAATATGACGAACACCTACACCTCAGAGTACCCCAAGAGGATAAAGAAGGCTGGCACATGTATTGGGTAGGTAATGGCAGTGGAGGAAGCGACACAGATGCTTTGCTCGCTTGGAAAATCTTACTCAGCCAAGGATATGAAGGTCATCTCCTTTGGGATTGTGCCGCAGACGAATTGCGTGACGGCTGTCATGTGATTCTCACGGACTACGTTGCATGGCCCACGGACCAAAGCTCTTAAAAGGGGCTATGTCGCATGGCTGATTTTAAAAAATATCGTCATCTTATTACTGATGGGATGTGGGCTGGAAATAAATACATCCCGCGCCCCCAAAAGTATCGTCCGTTAAAACGCCGTAAGCCCCGCGTACTTAAACTTCCAGATAAATATGTCGATGAACTGGTTCGCCTCAACAACGAGTGCACCTACGACTACGATACCCCCTGTCTGGAAAACTTTGAGCCCAGTAGAGACTTGCTCTACAGCTACGGGGAACTGGTGGACTGCGACGATCCACGAGCGCGGCTGGATGGTCTAGGGAAAAAAGGTAGGCAAATAGGACCGCTTCATAAGCGGCGGAACGGCGCTAACAGAAAAAAATATAAGCGGCCCGAAGAACTGGGCATCAGGCCTAGTCTGCCCGAGCAGGAACAAAATAAAGCAGGCGTTATCAAAGCCACAAAAGGAAAAAGTTTGGAGCAGGTTCGTGAGGAACGACTCTTGCTTCACGAGTCAGCGTCCGCCGCACAGAAACGTTGGAAGCAACAACGTCTCAAAAAAAGAATGCTGGATAAGGAACAACGGCTTAAGAAGAGAATGATCATTGACAAGATGATACGGCTAGTAGGTGAAAATAAATTAGCCGAAGCTCGGAAACACTACGAAATCTTAAAACGCCTTTCTATATAGTGTTTTCCCAGAGAAATAAAAAAATAAAAAATAAAATTGAAAAATGGCGTAACCGGCGTAACCGGCGTAACTCGGGCCTGAAGGCCGCATAAATACTGGGTTTTTGTGGTTACGCCAAGGTTACGCCGTTACATTTATGCTTGTTCAGAGAGCTTAATCAAGCTATCCACATAAGGGCTTCTGAGTTTTGAAAAAAATATTTTTGTTTTTCTGTAGAAATACTATATAGATTGGGCTTTTTAAGTTAAGTTATGCCAACTTACTCGGATACGGAGGCCTTGTGGCTAAGAACAGATACGCCAATGTTTTGGATACAAAAGCGGCGGCTTTGCCCGAAGCGAAGCGTCAGCAGACGAACCGACCCCCGCTAGCTGAAAAGCGCCTGAATCGTAGGCAGGAATTGTTTGTACGAGAGCTTGTAGCGAAAGACGGGCAGATCACCATGCGAGAGGCGGCGATCAATGCCGGTTACCCCGAGAAGTCGGCTCATGTCCGGGCCTCTGAATTAACTAACCCCCGTATTTCTCCTCATGTGTGTAGAGCCATCCGAGAGTATCGGCAGGAGCTTGACCAGAAATACGGCGTGGAATACCAGCGGCACCTCCGTGATCTGCAAGTCATTCGGGATGCGGCTTTGGAGAGCGGAGCGTTTAGTGCGGCAGTGCAGGCGGAATACCGTAGGGGTCAGGCGCAGGGCGACATCTACGTTAACAAGACCGAAATCCGGCACGGCACGATTGACCAAATGAGCAAGGAAGAGGTCATGAAAGCTTTGAACGAGTTGAAGCAAACCTATGCTCCTCTGACCCATGATGCTGGGGCAGAAGAAGCTGGGAACAGAAAGCGAGCGCGTGAAAGGTTAGCCGAGGATGTAATTGATGGACATATTGGAAACGAAATCCAAGCCGAAGAAACAGAGGGAGGCCAGCTTTTGGCAGTCTCTGAAGAAAGCGATGAGGGACAACTTTCCTGATTGGTCAGCCACGCGTTTAGAATCCAGAGCCACGTTGGGTGTGCCGGATGTCCTGATCATGGACAGTCAGGGTGATTGGCATATGGTTGAACTGAAGACCACAGCCAACATGAGCGTCAATATGTCCCCCCACCAAGTTGCCTTTCTGACCAAACACGCGAGGGGCAGTGTCTGGATAGCCGTGAAGCTGACCAGTGCCACAGGACATGAGGTATTTCTTTACCGTGGTGAGCGGGCAGTGGACGTAAAGCTAGAGGGATTACGGGCTACACCGGATAAGCACTTCAGTTATCCCGTCTCTTATCGACAGGTCTTGACTGCCATTGCATCTATGCGCTGACCCGCATATGATGTAGGTGGGCAATGTTGCCTGAGATTGGGAGAAAACGATGAACGAATGGATAGCCGAAAATTGTGTTTGCGGTATCAACGATCAGGACAATTGGGACGAACAATTATTTGAAGAGTTTGGCTGTGATTGCGCCGACCGATATGAAGACGAGGTGAAGTCATGAGTCTGATTACATTGTGGACCGTGGAGTCTGGAGAAAAGTGCCGGTGGTTTGTTTCTGAGAAAGCGGCTAGACGTTATGCCCAAGACACGTGGCTGAAGGAAGACGATGGTGTGCCTTTCATTGGCCACAAGGTCATCTGGGACGATTTGGAACTTTGCGACATTCTGAACCACATTGAGGGTTTCACCGAGATGGGCGAGACGCAGGTGGGGGCTTATCCGCCTATTGATTTCAAGCGGTTGATCTGAATTGTTTTCTTTCTTACAGAAGCTAGAAAATCGATTAAAAACATTTGAAGAAAACCAAAAGGTAGATCGCGCTTGCCGTAAGCCGATCCCAAAACCTTACTTTTATTGGGAGAAAGAAATGCAGACAGTTGGTGAAGCCGCGTTAGCCCGGTATCCGGACATGACTTATGATCACGCCCTGCCGCAGGGTTGGGTAGACCAGTGTTGTGAAAAAGGTTTAGATCCGCGTGGTCATTTTGTATGGCTGTACGACAATTTTGCGGGCAGGCCTGCCCCTATTACAAAACAGGGGGACCGGATGGTGTCTTTGCTCGCCCTTGATCCGTAGGGCGCGGTATGCGATAGTCCGTCTGCGGCAATCCTGCCGCGAGCTTTGGGAGAAAAATTATGAGTGTTTATCAAAATCTAATGGGTCAAATCGAAAATGCGGGTTTGTTGTTTAACGTAAAACAGGCCCCTGTTTTTGCCCAACCGGAATTTAAATATGGCGATCTTCGCCCTATCCCCGTGGAGGGCAAAAAAGCTTTGATTAATTCAAAAACGGGCAACGTGATCAGCATTGTTTCGGACCGTTACAAAGTAGTCACTAATCAGGAGATTTTTCATAGTTTTTGCAAATCTATTGAAGATAGTGGGGTAGACGCGGAAGGTGCGCGAGTTAACGTTTTGCAAACTGAAACCGGGGGCCGCGCTATGGTGGACTTTGTTTTTCCTGCTCACCAGTTGCAGGTTGCCGGGGATGACAGTAGCACGGCACTGCAAATGTGCGCGCTAAACTCATTTGACGGCAGTCACCGCTACACGGTAAAGGCGGGCGGCTTGCGGATGAAATGTTTAAACGGGCAAATTCTGGGGGACATTGTAGGAAGCTATTCCTCTACCCATACCTCCAGTTTAGATGTTCAAGCCAGTGCTGATTATATCGTTCAGATGATTACCGATTTTAACAAGGCGGGGGACTATTGGTCCCGCATGATGCAAACCCCGGTCACGTGGGAAGTAGCGGATGACGTCATCCGAATGTTTTTGGATTTGCCCGAGGATTTTCACCCCGGTGAAAAATTTAATGCGCGTTACGAACATTGCGAAACTTTAGTCGGGCGCTACTTTAAGGAGATGGGGACGAATCTTTATGCACTGTATAATGCGCTTACTGATTACGTCAGCCATCCGACTAGGCAATCGCAAAACCGTACCGTGAAAACCACTCGCGAGCGGGCTAAGGTTCAGTCTATTCTGAACAAATGCGAGGCGTATGTCGGGGTTTAAACCTACACTGCCCAAAGTGTGCCCCGCTTCGGCGGGGCTTTTTTTTGCCTGCGCGGTATGCGATAGTAGCCGGGCCGTAATGTTGCGGCGACGCTTTGGGAAAAAATTATGAGCTATATCGTTATGGGCCGCGATGAATGCGGCGATGAATTCCGCCCGTCCGCTAATCAATGGACGCAGAGTGCGGATGCTGACCGGGAGTTAACCGAACTGCGCGAGCGTTTTCCGGAAGCCCGCGCCCTGTGGGTGGAAATGCTAAAAGATAAAGCGTATTTTTCTGAATTGCGTAGTGAGTGGGATGATCCGGATATAGACCCGCCTTGGATGCTCGCGGAAATGGACGCGGGGCGTTGGTAAATTGCCCGCCCTAATAGCCCGCCCCTCGGCGGGCTTTTTTTTGCCTAGTGTATGCGATACCCTAAGCGGGCCGCGATTGGCGGCGACACTTTGGGAATCTAGAAAATGACTGATCAACAAATTATCGATTTATTCGATACGACAAATATCACCCTTTCCGAGCTATCCGAGCTATCGGGCCGTTCTGTGGCGGATCTCAAACAGCTTTTGATCGCGCAGGATGCAGACAGCTATCGTTATGGGGGTTAACTAATGCAATTACTTGATACACGGGGCGCAAACCCCAAACTGAAAAAGACTGGCGTGGCGCACCAGTTCCGTTATGCGGGGTTATCGCTTTATCCGGACGCGAAATTGTGCCCCGGATCGAAGGCGGCGGGATGCATGGACACTTGTTTGGCGGATCAAGGGCGCGGGCGGTTCAATAATGTGCGGGAGGCGCGTCAACTCAAGGCGGCATTTTTTCGCGATAACCGGGAGGCTTTTCTAGATCAATTGCACCGCGAGCTATCCAATTTTGAAAAGCTTTGCGCCCGCACTGGGGAGCGCGGCGCGGTCCGGCTTAATGTTGTATCGGACGTTAAATGGGAAACGTTTGGCATCCCCGAAGCGTTCCCGCGTTTATTGTTTGTTGACTACACCAAGGTTGCGGCGCGTCTCGGGAAAACCCCTGATAATTACCGGCTGATTTTTAGTTATAGCGGGCGGCCCGAATATCGAAACCAAAACCGCGCCGCGTTTTTGACAGGCCTGCCCGTGGCGGTAGTGTTTCGGGGCGGGTTCCCTCGGGCGTTTCGTGGGCGGCCCGTGATAGATGGTGACCGGGATGATATTAAAAACGCGTTTGCGGGCGGACAAATTGTGGCGCTAACCCCGAAAGGATCGGCGGCGCGGGATCGGTCCGGTTTTGTAGTGGATAACCCCGAGTTGATCGGGTACGCGTCATGACAAAGCGGGAAATATGGCGAGCGAAAGCGGCGCGGTATCTGCGCTGGTATCGGGCGGCCCGTAAAGCATGGTTAAAACATCGTCAGCCGTACCCATCGGAGCTTGCCGATCTATGGCTCCGACTGTATCGCGAGGCGCGGCACTATGCCGACTATTGGCAACGCCACGGGGAGCAAGCCCGCGCCCCCAGCTGGTATTACCCCGACTGAAACCAACCCCGCTCCGGCGGGGTTTTTTTTGGGCCGCGTATGCGATACCCTGCCAGTGCGGTAATGATGCCGCGACACTTTGGGAATTTAGAAAATGAATACAATTGCCTATGAAATGCGCCCGTCCGATTGGATTTTAGACCGGGTTTTGAACCCAGCCGGTGACCCTGATTTTAATCATGCGGCCCCGGAGTGGTTGTTGGAAGCTTGCGGGATGATCCCCGACTTTTTCGCGGAAGCTTGCGTGACGGTGGAAGATGAAAACCCCGAGGGCTTTACCCTGCAGGATATTGCAGACGGTATGGACCGCATTTACCAGTTTGGCGGTTTTGCTTACCGATGGCCGGGAACTTTAGACGCGGACGGGGTTTACCAGTCGCAATATGATGATGATCCGGCCCTCTCGCCGTTGATTCGGTTTTCTTTTTTCGCTTCGTACGGGGACCGCGTGATACAGTGCTTTGTTTATCGGTCCGCTATTACCGCGATCCGTGAGCGCGGCACCGCGTCACTCTTTATCGGGCGTTTCGATTAATGAGCGCCGTTTTTCACTGGGTAAAGGCGCTGGGGCAGTGGCATTTAGCAGACCCCAGCGCGTCCGAGACGCGATGCGGTGCGCCCATGCTGGGGAATAATCACGCCCGCCGCATCCCGGAGAGTGAGCGCCGCAAATGTCCGAAGTGTTGGGGGACCGGTCCGGATCGGATTTGATCCCACACTAGCGCCGATAGCCCGCCCCGAGCGGGCTTTTTTGTGCCCGGTGCTAATGACAGTTTTTCAATATTGGCACGGCCCCCATTTAGGCAGCATATCCGCCCAGGCGCATACATCGGGTATCAGTGTTTATGCGGGTTTCCGGGCGATGTTTAAACGAGACTCGAAAAACGCCCGTTAGAATTTACTTTAACTCGAATCCGTAACACGTGGCGCGGGGTCCGCGCCCCGAGGGCGGCCCGAAACGTACCGCGCGCCGTGGTCCGTGGGCGGAGGGCCGCCGATCCTGCCCCCAGTGCCGCCGAAACGGTGGGCATAACTTCCTTAAATGTAGATTATGATCAGTTAGAGGGCCTTTTTGCGTGGGACCCAGTGCCGGATCGCGTCAAACCGCGCCCGAAACGGTTAGTAAGCACTCACTTCGCGCGGCGCGGCGGCGGCCCGGCGAACGGCATCAAGGTGCAGGTTTTTCACAAACAATACAGTGAGAAAACGATATGAATTTTTCGGAAAAAAACCGTAAGCCCCG